ATGATGTATTCAAGCGAAGTTCAAGAAATGTGTGTAATTGCTAAGGGACCAAACCATGGCCCAGCACCAATCCCTGTAGAGGGTAAATGGGTACAAGCTAAAGAAGTTAAAGACATATCAGGATTAACTCACGGAGTAGGCTGGTGTGCACCTCAACAAGGAGCTTGTAAATTAACTTTAAATGTTAAGGATGGTATAATCGAAGAAGCTTTAGTTGAAACAATAGGATGTTCAGGAATGACTCATTCTGCTGCAATGGCTTCAGAAATATTACCAGGAAAAACAATATTAGAAGCTTTAAACACAGATTTAGTTTGTGATGCTATAAATACTGCTATGAGAGAATTATTCCTTCAAATAGTATACGGAAGAAGCCAAACTGCTTTCTCAGAAGGAGGACTTCCAATAGGAGCTGGTCTTGAAGATTTAGGAAAAGGTTTAAGATCACAAGTAGGTACTATGTACGGTACTTTAGCTAAAGGTCCTAGATACTTAGAAATGGCTGAAGGTTATATAACAAAAATAGCTTTAGATGAAGATAATGAAATCATTGGATATAAATTCGTTCACCTAGGCAAAATGATGGAATTTGTTGCTAAAGGAATGAGTGCAAACGAAGCTATGGAAAAAGCTACAGGACAATATGGTAGATTTGACGATGCTGTAAAAACTGTAGATCCAAGACATGAATAATTTAAATTTAAAGGAGGATTTTTAAAATGGCATTATTTGAAAGTTATGAAAGAAGAATTAATCAAATTACTCCAGTACTAGAAAAGTACGGAATGAAAACATTAGAAGATGCTAAAAAAGTATGTGATGATTTAGGAATAGATCCATATACAATTGTTAAAGAAACTCAACCAATAGCATTTGAAAATGCTTCTTGGGCATATGTTTTAGGTGCTGCTATAGCTATCAAAAAAGGATGTACTAAGGCTTCTGATGCTGCTGAAGCAATTGGAGAAGGTCTTCAAGCATTCTGTATCCCAGGTTCAGTTGCAGATGATAGAAAAGTTGGTTTAGGACATGGTAACTTAGGAGCTATGCTTTTAAGCGAGGATACTAAATGTTTTGCATTCCTAGCTGGACACGAAAGTTTTGCAGCTGCTGAAGGTGCTATAAAAATAGCTGAAAAAGCTAACAAAGTAAGAAAAGAACCATTAAGAGTTATCCTAAACGGTCTTGGAAAAGATGCTGCTATGATAATATCAAGAATCAACGGATTCACTTATGTTCAAACTAAATTTGATTACTTCACTGGAGAATTAAAAATAGTTAAAGAAAAAGCTTACTCAAACGGTCCAAGAGCTAAAGTTAAATGCTATGGTTCAGATGATGTTAGAGAAGGTGTTGCTATAATGCATCATGAAGGTGTTGATGTATCAATTACTGGTAACTCAACAAACCCAACAAGATTCCAACACCCAGTTGCTGGAACATATAAAAAAGAATGCGTTGCTGCTGGTAAGAAATACTTCTCTGTTGCATCAGGGGGTGGTACTGGAAGAACTCTTCACCCAGATAACATGGCAGCAGGTCCAGCTTCATATGGTATGACTGACACTATGGGAAGAATGCATTCAGATGCACAATTTGCTGGTTCTTCATCAGTTCCTGCTCACGTAGAAATGATGGGATTAATCGGTGCTGGTAACAATCCAATGGTTGGTATGACAGTTGCTGTAGCAGTTGCTGTAGAAGAAGCAATGAACAAATAATAGGATAGATAAAATTATACACACGTTATTTACTTTTATAGAGTAATTAATGTGTGTATTTTTTTATGCTTAAAAGAGGGTGAAAGGTGAAAAATGAAAAGAATTACGCTAAAAAACAAAAAGAATTCACTAACATTCAAAGAAGGGTTCGAAGAGTATATAGATAATTGCAAAGCTAGGAATTTAAGAGAAGCAACAATAAAACATTATCAAGAGAGCTTTATAAGTATAACAAAATTTATATCTGAAGATACATTAATAAAAGATTTTAATAAAAATACTGTACCTAACTTTGTCATTGATTGCAAAGAAAATTTACAAATAAATGATATTACTTTACATACATATGCAAGAGACTTGAAAACATTGATGTATTTTTTTATGAGAAATGACTATTTGCAAACTTTTAAAATTGATTTACCTAAAACAACTAGAACTCCAATTGAATGTTATACAGATAATGAATTAAAAGTTCTATTAAAAAAACCAGATTTAAACAAAGCCACTTTTCCTGAATATAGGGATTGGGTAATTATAAATTTTTTAATGTCAGTTGGAGTGCGACTTAATAGTTTCATAAATATAAAAATTAAAGATCTAGATCTGGAGAATGAAGTTGTACATGTAATAATGACTAAAAATAGAAGACCTTTAATAATACCATTAAACAAATCCATTATAAAAATTCTTAAAGAATATCTGAAATTTAGAGATTTTGAAACTGAAGAAGAGTATTTATTTTGTAATGTCTATGGTAAACAATTAACCAAAAACACAATTAGCGAATCATTAAGACAATATAACATTAAAAGAAAAATTGTTAAAACAGGGATTCATAGATATAGACATACTTTTGCTAAGAAGTGGATTATGGCAGGTGGAAGTGTAACTACATTACAAAAAATATTAGGACATAGCTCTTTAACTATGACAGAAAATTATATCAACCTGTTAGTTGAAGACTTAAAAAAAGACGTAAATCAATTTAATTTACTAGAAGAGTTTAGTCAACAAAAACATCATATAAAAGTAAAAAAATAATATAGAAAATAAAAAAATCCCCTTGCTAGTGCTACCAACACCACAAGGAGAAACTTAATCACACCAAACAAAAGGTGCAATTACGAAATACATTAAGTTAATTGTAACAAATTATTTAACACAAGTCAAAGCAAAATCTAAAAATTTTTTTGATTTTTTAATTGGTGTGAATAAGTATAGATTTTTTATTTTCTCAATCGTAAGGGAGAATGAAAATGAAAAATTATATTAAAAAAATACAATTTACAGCAGAAGAAAATTTGAGATTTAATCAATTACTAGATAAGCAAGAAAGAAAACACTTAATGAGCATATATAGATTTATGCTAAAGAAAACAATAGATAAGATAATTTTGTTCAATGATAATACACTTAAAGCTAGCTTAAGAGCATTAAGAAAGGCTTATATAGAAGAATGTCATAGTAGTTATAGATGCAAAGAAACAAAGTTCTATGAATTAATGTCTACACTAGAAGAATTACAATTAATAAGAGTAACAAAAGCTAGAACTAAGTTTGGAGCAAACACTTATGAGTTTTGTAGATATTTTAGTAACTTAAAGTTAGAAGAGAGAGCAGAAGAAGTTGCATCAGCCGAAGAGACAATTCTAATTGAGAATGAACAAGAAATACAAATAGTAACAGCAGGTGTTCAAGTAAGTGAAGTCAATGGGTATGAGGATTCTCATTTGGAAAATCTTAATCTTAAGTTATCTTACAATACTTTATACGATGAAACAAAATTTGAAAGTGAAAAAGAAGTCTTAGAAATAGCAGAAAATTTATTAAAAGATTATAAGTTAAGTGCAGATGATAGAGTAAGTGTATTTACACATATAAAAACAAAAATTAAAAAGTATTGGAAGAGAATTAATATAAGTGGTGCTAAAGAATATATTACAAGAATGCTTATAGAAGTTATTGCCTTAACTAAGAAAATTAATAAATCTGTTAAAGCTCCTAAAAGTACTGTTAAGAAAGTTAAAAAGCAATTAAGATTTTCTAATTACAATCAAAGACCAGAAAAATATGATGAAGATGAGTTTTTAGGTTGGGATGATTTAGAACCACTTGAAGTTATAGAAGCTAGAAATAAAGCTAATTTAGAACAATATAAGCTACAAGATGCTTAGAATTAAAATGCTGTTTGATAATTAAATATAGAACCTTCTCAAAGTTATCTTAAAATCAAGATTTTATTTACTTTACCTAAAAAATTTTTTCGCTTTTACAACCATTAAATGGTATAATTTACCTATAGATAATAAATACATAGGGGGAGTTATGCCAATAAAGAATAAGTTGTTACAAGTAAGATTACAATTAGGATATAGAAAACAAATAGAATTTGCTGAATTTTTAGGACTGAATAAAACGCAATACAATAAATACGAAAACAACATGCAACAGCCATCAATCGAAATTTTTTATAAAATATCTAAGAAGTTAGGAATATCAATTGATGAACTAATAGAATTTGAGGAGGAGTAGTTAAAAAACTACTCTTTTTTTCTTGAATAAGATATTTTTTTTGTTTTTTGTATTTTTTTTATCCAAAGTAGGAAACTTTTTATACTACTTTGCGTATAAATATATCATGAGAAATAAAAAGAGGTAAAAAGAAATATGGAAATAGGCATAGATATAGGGAGTAGTATAACAAAAAATTCAAAACTACTTCAATTTGAATCTAAAGTATCATTTTTGGACAGTTTTAACAAAACAGACACCATGACGATTGATGATGAGGAGTATTTCATTGGTATAGGCGAGTATGATAGCAATTATAGAAAAGTTGAAAGGAAAAATCTACTTCCATTGCTATATGGATCTTTGGCTTTAAGTAGCAATGATATTTTTAATAAGGTAGTATTAGGCTTACCAATATCACAATATAAGGCTGATAAAGAAAAATTAAAAAATATCATAATGAATAATGATGAAAAAAATATAGTTATAAATGGAAAAGGCAAAAGACTTGTAATTCAAGATGTTGAAGTTGTCCCTGAGGGTGTTTTAACAGTTGATACTAATAATGATTGTATATTAGTAGACATAGGAGGAAGGACAACAGATATAGCTTTAATAGAAACAATTAATAGAAGAAGAAAGGTTAATAATCCCTTAAGTATACCAATAGGAATACAAAATTTAAAGTCAAATTATATAAAAACTATAAATGCTAGAGAATCATTAGATTTAAGAGATAACGATTTTGATAGAATAGTTAGGAATGGATTAAAGATTTATGGAGTTTCAAGATCTACTGATTATGCAAAAGATATATTTAGAGATTTTGCAACAACATTGATAAAAAAATTAGAAATTGAATATCCATTAAAAACGCATGATTTAAGAATAACGGGTGGCGGAGGAATGATGTTATTTAAAAGTCTGAAAAAAAGACTTAATCATGCTAAGTTAATAAATAATAGTTTATATGCTAATGCTATAGCTTTTGAAAATTATGGGAGGAATATTTGGAGATGAAAATACCAGTAAGTTTTAAAAAAAATGAACAGTATATTTATGATTATGTGATGAAAAAGTTATCTGCAAGTGTTTATATTAAAGAACTAATAATTGCTGATATGAAAAGAAGTAAAATTGATAGTATTAATATAAATCAAACAAATAATAATAACTTTGATTTTTAGGAGGACTTATGGGAGAGATTGAAAAATTGAAAGAAAATTTTACAACATTAGAGTTAATAAATATAGAAACTGAAGCATTAGCAAAAGCTAGTTTTATAGCCCAAACTCAAGAAATTTTTGATTATTTTGCATTACTATTTTATAAAAAGTTGATGCAGGAAGCACTGCTTAGGAAGTGTAAAAAATGATTAATACACTAGCTTTGCTAGGAACAAGTATAATAGCAATCCCAACATTACACTACGTCTGGAATTATGATCCTAATTTCAAAGAAAAGAAAAAAATAAGTGAAAAATGGAATAACATATGTTTAAATTGTAACTTAAAAAATAAAGAAGATATAATTCCATTTTTAAATAACTTAGAAAAAACTAGCTTTGGATTTAAGGCTATAACAGAGTTGCCAAGTGGAATAAGTTTAGAAAAATTAGAGCAAGCAAAACAAACATTAGAAGATAATTTAAATTGTATGTTAGAAATAACTAAAGATAAATATGACAAATTTGTATATCTAAATATAATTAATAAAAAGCCTGAATTTAAATATGAGCCAGTAAGATGTGATACTAATTCGCTTTGGATAGGGTATAAGCACAATGGAAAGCCTTATAAAATAAAACTTAACCAAGATCCTCATTTGCTGATTGCAGGAACTACAGGAACAGGAAAGACATTCTTATTAGCAACTATTTTAGCTAATTTAATTTACAATAATCCTAAAAATATAGAGGTTTATCTATCTCAGATAGTGAAGGGAGAAATAGGAGTTTTTAAAGATTGTAAACCAGTTAAAAAAGTAAGTTATAGTCTAAAAGAAACAGCAGAGATATTAGATAAATTAGCTAAGAAAGTAGATAAAAGAAGTAAGGAATTTACAGATAGGGGAATCAAAAATTTAGATCAATGGAATAGTAAATATGGAAAGCAAGATTTTAAAAAAAGAATTTTTATGGTGATAGAAGAAGTATCATTTTTTATACCAGAAGATACAGAAAATGATGAGATAAAAGCATTAAAAAATAAGTGTTGGTCTAATATATTAACTATAGCAAAAGCTGGTAGAAGTAGTGGTGTACATTTTCTAAGTTGTACACAAAGGTCTACATGTGCTAATATACCATCCGAAATAAAAGCACAAATGACTAGAATTAGTTTTAAGCAACGTTCTGTTATAGATAGTACAAATATTATTAACACAGCAGAAGCAACACGTCTACAACCACGAGAATTTATAATAGATGGTGCAGAGTATCAATATTTAATAGCACCAGATGTCGATGAAGAATTTAAAATACTACAACAATACGTTAAAGAAATTATTGTACCAACTGAAGAAAACACATCTAAAGAAACATATCAAAATCAAGTTCAACAACAACAAGAAAAACATGAACATTTAATATTAAGTAGAGAAGAATATTTAAAAATGCTAGAAAAAGCAAAGATGAAAAATTCTAAAAGGACAGAAGAAAATAAAGTAATTTCTCTGAGTAAAAATGTAATTCAGACAACAGATAGAGATAAAGACATATTGAAGTTTATAGAAAATTATGGAGCAATAACATTTAAACAAGCACAAGTAATATTCTTTAGTAATTTAAAGCAAGGCAGTGCTAGAGCGAGTTGTAGTAGAGTCTTAAAAAAATTAGAAGAGAAAGGGTTTATAAAATCAGAAATTCATAAAGAAATGAAGGAAAAAGTTATTTATATGGTTAAAAGTAAAAGCATACATGATCTTTATATAATTAATGCTTATACAAGGATTAAAGAGTTAGGGGCAGAAGTATTGGAATTTAAGACTGAGCATCACTTGTTAAAAGGTAAGTTAAGACCAGATGCTTATATAGAATTTAAACTTCAAGACCAACTGTATAAGGCTTATATAGAGTGCGATTTATCACATTTTACAGGAGAAAAAAAGATGCAATTGTATGAAAGGTTAGGAGAAGATTTTGTAATAATTATAGGAAAAGAAGATAAGTTATCTTGTTCTAGCAAAAAAATTAAATTAATTCATACTTCAGTGGATTTTAGTAACCTAAGGAATGCAATTAAGGACAAGCTAATCTGTTAATCATTATTCAATAACACTCACTTCGCTCACGCTTGTTCCTATTATTACAACTTTAAAAAGTGGCTTAAATACTTGCTTTAAAGATGTTGATTTGTTAATGGCAAATAGTAGAATAACAGATAAGGTAATAGCTAGTTAACATTCTTAGTTTGCAAGATATGTCATTAAATTTGTTCATAAAAAGGGAGGATTATCCTCCCAAAGTACATACCCTTTTTATACATTACATTAATTATTTCAATAGATACACAGATTAAATGTTCCAATAGAAATATAGTAATGAATTATGCCAAATTAAACGGCTGATACCTGCATGCAGGAGTCGTAATTTTATGACTTAATTAAAATTGAAAGGATATGATACAAATGATAATAACACAATTTATTCAAGAAATTTCCCTATTACTGCTTCTTGGAGTTTTCTATGTATATTATTTATACAAAAAGAATTTTAAGAAAAAAAATAAAGTTCCAGTTATTAAACCTTATTATTTAATGAATAAAAAGGAATTAAAGGAACTTAATAAAGAAGTTACAGACAATATAAATCTAAGAAATAAAGTCTATAACAATTTTAATTTAATGATTAATAATCATTCTATATCAGCTCAAGCAATTTTAGAGATAACACAATTTATCAATGAAGACTTAAAGCTTGATATAGAAAAGTTTCAAAGTGATATTCATTTTATATATCATTGCCTAGATAGAGAGTATATTTCAAATCTAACATTATACACAATCAATACTTTGCTAGAAGTTGAAACTAAAATGTTCTTCTCCAATAAATCTAAGTCAATCCAAAAAATTAGATCTATAAAGAAGAAATCTAAAGTTATTAATCTATATAGCTAAAAGCTATTAGGCAATAGGGTATGTAAATAAGTAAAAACTTAGTTTTTCTTTTCTGATAGTTATATTTTAACCATCAGTTTCTTTTTTTATACAAGAAAATACTTAAAGTAAAGTTTATTTAGAGTTACAAAATCTTAATTAATTATCCATTGTAATAATATTGTAAAATATATATAATTATGTAGAAATTGTTTTAGGGGGATAAAAATGAAAAAATTAATAACAGGTATAATCTCGGCTCTATCAATCACTTTATTGGTAGGTTGTGGTTCAGCAACAACAAGTAGTAAAATTAGTGGGGATGAGGAGTTTGTAAAGATAGCTTCAAAAGCTATAAACAAAAGATGGGATGAGCAAGATAAAGTAACGAATGATGAAAATTCAAACAATAAAAATATTGAAATAGTTGAAAGAGAAGTAAAAACATTAGAGGAGCTAAAGGAAAGATAGAAGATAAAGAATTATTAAAAAGTGCTGAGGATTATATTGAAGGAACAAAAAAACAAATAGAATCATTTAAAACAGAAGATTTTGAATTAGCAGGTAAATTTTCAGAAGAATCAGAAGCTCTAAGAAAGCCAGCTTTAATAAATATGGTTGATAAACATGGACTTGTAATAAATGAAAATAATAAACAGACATATAATGATTTCAAAGCTAAAGCATCTATAATAAATAAAAATAATGATGCTAAAACATTTGCTGAAAAATTAGCTACAGAAATTAAATTTGAAAGTTCAAAAGAGTATGATTGGACTAAGTATGTAAGTATTTTAGAAAATAATAGTGAATTTAATTTTGATTATATATACTATAACGTTCAATTTAAAGATAAAGATGGTGTCGTTGTTGACGATGGAATAATAAATTTAAATAAATTTTCAGCTAAATCTAAGCAAAAAGTTGATGTTTCAACCAATAAAGAACATGAAACAGTTACAGTAGAATTAGATAGTTTTAGTTTAAAAGAATAAATTGTTAAATAAGGGATATGTTAAGCAAAGCATATCCCTTATTTTTTATTCTTTTGTATCTTCTACGATTTCTAATTTTAGTTCCAATGCATCCAGTATAGTTTCTAATTCTCTAACTTTTAGTGTATTTCTAGTAAGTTTATTATTAAGATTTGCAGAAGTTTCTCCTATTTTATCGCATAGATCTTTTAGTGTCATGTCTCTAAGTGCTAATTCACTTTTTATTATTTTTTTTAAGTCTTCACTTCTCATTTTAAACCCTCCTATATACTTATTATACCCTGTAGTATAATTTTATTCAATAAAGTATAAAAAATATTTAGATTTTTGAAAAAAAGCTGTTGACATTATATACTATAGAGTATATAATTAAATCATAAAGTGAATAAATTTATTTTTAAGTATAATAATTAAGAGAGGAGGAGGATGTATGGACAATATAAAAAATTTAACAGAAGAAATGCAAAAGACACTAAAAGAATACATTTTTGAAGATGAGCAAATAGCATATGTTTTAGATATTAATAATACATTACAAGTTTTATTAGTAAGCAAAAGTAACAATACAAATTACTACAGAATAATAGATATAAATAAAACTACAAATAAATATATAAAACCAGGTGTTATTTATATTAGAAGAGAATTAGTAAGTGCAATAGTTAATTTAGAAAATAATTAAAATTATAAAAAGGGTATGGGGGAGAATAAAATGGAAGAAAAGGTCAGAGAAATGGAAGAAAAAATAGAAGAATTAGAAGAATTAGAAGAAAGAGTTGAAGAAAAATATAGAGAGATTAAAAAAATAAATTCTATGATATGTTCATTTTTGGTTATAGATCTTATAAAATTTATAATACTTGCTGTAATGTAAAAAAATATTATTTGTTAATAATTTATTTAAAATAAAATGGGAGAATTAGGGTATGTTGAGAATCGAAATGTATAAAAATAGAGTTGTGGTTAAAGGAAATACTTACTATATCAATGAGAAGGTTTCAGATGAATTATTTGAATTAGCTAAAAATATAGTAGATGAAGAAATAGAGTACCAAGAAATGAATGGTGTTGAAGGTAAGGATATTGAGGAAATATTAGAAGATACTTTTGAAACTTGTATATTAGAATATTTAGAAGAAGTTGCTTAAAATTTAAGAAATATAAGAAGATAAATCACACATACATATAAATATAATGGTGTGAAATTTTATGTTGAAGTCGAGGTCACAAATTGCAACTGTAAATTACAATTTTTAAAAATAGATAAAGAACAAAAGATAATAAATTAAGATAAGAATAGATTAAAAAGTAGGGTAAAAAATATATGAGAGTAATAAGAAGTACTTACGTTACAGAAGAAGCAATGCAATCGATTAAAGAAGATTGGAACAAGCCATTTTCTAATGACAAAGAAGAGCATAATAAAATTTGTAGAGAAATAATTAGAGAAATGGAAAAAGACGAAAAAGAACGAGGCTTTATAATGGAAAATGATTATATATTATACAGAAAAGCGTTAAGAATGTTAGAAATTTAAGAAAAGGAAATTTTCTAATAAACAACAATTTATAATTGTAATGACTATACTAACTATCCTTTACGAGATAATAAAGTTATTACAAATATTAGCTGAAAAACTATTATAAATTGTACAAAAGAATAAACACGGAAGGGAAGTAACAGTTCCCTTCCTATTACTAGAAAATTTCCTATTATTATTATATCTAAGATATAATAATAATAGGAAATTATAGTTAGTTAAAAAACAGTATTAATAAATTATGAACTTGTTAACAATTAAAACAAGGAAATTTATAAAAATGATACTTTTAAAACAAGTGTTATTGTCATTAAAAGTAAGAATACTTCGCGTTTTGTGTGAAAGACGAAGTGTTTAAATAGACATAAATTATTTAATGTAAGTTAATTATAAATTTGTTAACAAATGCTATATAATAAGAGTAAGAAAAAGGTTAAAATCTGATTATATAGGGGGAGTAATTTATGATGAAGATAGAATTAAAAGTTGAATTAAATGATGGACAAGAAGAACTTATAAAGAAAGTTGAGAAACAAATAGAAATCATATATGAAGTTATTTCAGAAAATGATGGGAAAGTAATAAAAATAATAACAGAAAAAGAATTGAATGAAATGATTGATGAAAAATTAAAAAAGGAATTTGGTAGTAAATTTAAGAATGAATTAAGCAATGAAATATTAAAAAAATCAATAAAAAAACTTATTTTTGAAAATAATTAAAATCAAAATTTTATAATAAATAATTAAAAATAAAAAGAATTTAGGGGATATATAAATATGGAATTAAGAATAACATATATCAAAGATATAATAAGGTGTTTTGCTGGTAAATCTATGTTTTATATAGAATTAGAATTGGATTATAATGAAGATTGTTTATTTATGGATTATAGAAAGTTTAAAGAACATATTGAAGAAGGGTTATTAGTTGATTCAGAAGTGTTTTTTGATGAGGTTAAATTACAAAAATATAAGAATTTTTCAAAAAATGATGATAACCAAATGATAAGAAATCAGCTTTATGAATCAGGGGAAGTATGGGGATTGAGTGAAATTATAGACTTAGATACAAACAAATCTAGATTTAAATTATACGAAGAAATGGTAGAAATTGATTTGGATAATTTTGAACAGAAAAAGAAAGAATGGATAAAGAAAATTGAAAAATGTAAGGCTGTTGAAGGTGAAAGAAGGATATATGAAAAATTAAATCTATATTAAATCATTCAATTCAAATAATTAAATTTAAGTAAAACTATCTAGATGCTAATTTTACTTTAGCAATTAGTATCTAGATATAATCTAACAACATATTTAAATTTAAATATAAAATAACCATTTTATTTATATATAATTCTAAAATTTTTAGTAAACGTTTACTATGATTTAAAAGGAATGTTTTATATAAAAACAGAGTAATTTTCACCAAAATTTATTAATATAGGTTCATAAATGGCTTAGTTACTAGCTTTACAGAGATATGCTTAATAATCCTTAAGGGAGAGAATCAATATGTAGAAAAAGTCTAAGTGCTTTAAAGATAGTAAGTAAGCCATTCCTTAAATTTAATTTCCTTTTATTAATATGGTAGATATATATCAGAAATATAAAAAAACTATGTCGACACTCGTACATATACCCAAAGTCAGTATATAAGCTATTTATTGAAGTGAGTTGCCTTTTGCTAATATGGTGATAAAGAGATAAAAAATAAGGCAAAATGATACGGCTTATTTTCTGAAGTGGCTTATTTACTAGGCTTAAGAGCAGTTTATAGTTATCATTAAGGAAGAGAAAAAAATAAGTGATTGTAAAGAACCTGTTTGGTAGCAAACTTAACGCTACGCTATTTGCTACCGAGAAAAGATGGATAATAAGGCTATAAAGCCATAAATAATTTTTAAGGGGAGAATATGAAGATGGAGAAATTAAAACAAATTAAAGTAAATTATTGGACAAACTTAAAAGATACGGAAAAAATGAAATGTGAGGAAATATCTTTAGTAGAAAATAGAATGCTTAGATTGTATTGCAGATATAAAGATATAGAGCTAAAAGATGGAATTAAATTAGACAATATAATAAAGGTTATTTTAGCAGAAGACTATGATATAGCAAAAGAACAAATAGTTAATGGTATAGAGATAAATGGAAGACAATTCAAGTATTTAATGAGTTCACCCAGCATGATGAAAATAGAGGCTACAGAAGAAACAAAAAATAAATGTGAGTGCTTATTCATTGAAAAATCAGAATATGATTTTAAAAGAATTTTAGAAAAAGTAGATAGCTTAGATAAAATGAAAAAGCTTAAAGAGAAAGATGAAATAAGCATAAATAAAGATATAGTTACTAGACTATCTCTAAGTTTATCTGGATCTTATTATATAAATTATCAACCGAAAATAATTATATTACCGTCTACAACTTTTAAAGCAACATCGAATAACTATTGTACTTTTATTAAAAATGATAAAGGATACAAATTTATTGAAAAAGGTAAAGAAGTTGATAATGTTACACCAACGTTTGATTTTGCTGATGGTTGTGGCTTTTTTAATCATAAATTAGAACCGATATTAAAAGCAACTTTAAAAACTAAACAAAAAATTGATTTTATAGGTATTAGAAAATCTGCTTTAGCTGTGAAAGGATTATGTGTTAAAGCTGATTTACACAAACTGTTCGATGATTTATACGATGAAAATATAAAATATGATTATTTCAGAAAAGATAGCAAGGGTAATTATTGGACATTAGATATATATAATAATTGGCAAAATATAAGCAAAGCTGATCTAGTTATAAACACAAATATGGCAAAATGGTGGAAGAACTTCGAGTATTTAAAAGATACGCCAACTAAAATAGATGAAGAAATGAATAATATAATTAAAAAAGATGAAGAGTTGCAAAAATATTCAGATTTAATAACAGGGTTAGAAATAACAAAAATTAATAAGGCTAATTTGCAAACACATACTTTAACAGCCTATCAATTAATTAATAATACAATGCTTACCCCTAAAGAAATATCAGGATTATCAGCTGACACTGAAAGATATTTGAGCAAGATAATAAAGGGAGATATAGATGCAACAAGACTTTATTATAAAGATATAGCAAGAGAATCTCAAGAAGAAATAAGTGCTAGTACAAAAGTTCAAAAATTACTACAGATTAATGAAAATACTATAAAAACACATATAGTTAGTGCAACAACAAATAGAAATATAGAAAAAACTGCAAATCAATTAGCAGGAGGAAGATTTTACGTTAAGGGTAATTATAAAACTTGTTGTATATGTCCTGTAACTTATGCAAGATTTATAATGATGAGAGAAATTGATACAACTAATGGGCTTCAGGCACATGAATTTTATGTACCAAAAGAAATTGGTAATAGAGTAATGAATAGATATCCTCAAGCTGTATTTTCCGAAACTCATAAAATAAAGTTAGTAGAAAATGAATTGTTGGATAAGCATTTTGGACACTTAACTTCAGAATTAATATTCTTTAATCAGGCAGATAGTATGGCTTCAATTTGCTCAGGATTAGATTATGATCTAGACTTTGTTGGAGTTTGGGATAATAAAACATTATGTGATGCAGTTATAGAACCGAAGGATGGCAGACACTTTTTAAACACTATGGACAACGGAGATACCGTTAAACTACCGTATAATATGGAAAATGAAGCATACAGTATTTTAAAAGCAAGTGGAAATATAATAGGAAGTATAGCTAATATTACAACAAAATTATCTAACTATGCACAAGAATTAGGGTATATACAAGGAGAAGAATATTATAGATGGAAAGAATTAAGAGATTATTATTCAAAAGAATTTCTTAAAGATGACTTAAGAAAGATAGCACAATTAGAAGAAGATATAGTTAGCTTAAAGGCAGAAAAGAAATTGGTTAACAAGGAAGAAAGAGAAGGATATGAACAGACTATAGATAATATACAAGATAGAATATATACAATAAACAAAAAAATTAATGGTAAATTTCAAGAGTATTTAGATATGGCACTTCAAGAGAAAAAATTTATATGGTTAGGAGACTGTGAAGAAAAAGTTATAAAAAAATATTTAATAGATCAATTCTATAATTTAAGAGAAGAAATGTATTATGCTTTATTAATGTCACAGTTAGCCATAGATGCACCTAAAACCTTAGTAGTTCCTGACAAAGATGATTTAGCAAGATTAAAACCTTATAAAAAAATGAAATATCCAACCTTCTTACACTATTATAGTTATACAAAAAATAGAGAAAATATCAAGTATATCCCTTATGAGCAGTGTCAATATAGTCATACTGCTTTAAATATAAATGCTAGTAGAATTAATAAAGAGATTATAAAACCATTGCGAGAACAAAAAAATAGAAAAGATAACAGTTCAGAAAAAAATCTTATATATAGTTTATTTAAAGATAAGTGTATAGAAAATAAAAAATGTACTGATGATTTTAAAAAATTATATAGTGCTTATAGAAAAAATAGAGAAAAATACAAAGGGAATACAGAAAAACTAAATATCATTGATATTAAAGGATATGAAAAATATGAGCAGTTAAGAAAAAAATATAATGATGAAGAATTAGGAGATGCACTAATAAAGGCAAGAATAACAAGTAGATTTTTAATTAATTGTTGCTATAATACCTTTGAAAACCTCCTAAAAGACAATGATTTTGAGACAACGGCATATATAGAAGATACAGAAGGGAATATCGATTGGAAGTTTAAAAAATATCGTAAAGTAAAGGCAAAATTGAGAAATAAAAACTTACAATTAATAGATGTTATAGAGAAAAAACAAAAGTTAGGACAAGAAGTAATAAGTCTTAAAGTAGCTAAGACTAAAAATAAACTATTAGAAAAAGCAGTAATTAACATAATAGATAACAAGGTTCATTTCATGGATAGAAACGGTGAAAACATGGGATTTGCTTATAATAACTTAAATAAAAAAACTAGAAAATATGACTATGATTTAAATGAAGGAAGAAAGTTAAATGATAATGAGTTTGAAAGGAAAGAAGTAAAAGTAAATGTATTAGAAGAATGTAAAACTTATTATAAAGTAGCAATAGAGTTATAAAAACATAGGGTACTTTCAAAGTACCCTAAAAATTAGGGGGAATTAAAGTGGAGAAAAAAAACAAATATTTTATAGTAAATAGTGTAAGATTAGCAAAGGCTTTAAGTTTTCTAGGATTTGATTACTATGTTTATACAGATAATGGAAAAGAAATATTTAGCTTTATTGACAGTAAAGAATTAAGACAAGCTAGAGCTAATCTATTAAATTTAAGAAAGATATATCATGTAGATTATAAATAATAGTAAAATTTTAAGGGGAGAGATTTTAAGATGGAGAAAAATATTTTTATTAAAATACCAAATTATTTTGTTAAATCAAGTAAGGAAGGAAATGGAGGATTACTAAAAGAGGTAGATAATAAATTATTATTAGTAGCTTCTTATCTATATCTAAAGAAAGATTTAATCGGAGAAAGTTCAACTACGTTAGAAGACATAATTCTTGAAACAGGTTATAAACCAAAAGCTGGAGAAGGAAAAAATAATGAAATATTTAAAAAAATGCTTATTAAATTACAAAATAAAGGTCTCATATCAGGAGTAACAGAAGATTTAAAATTAAAAGAGCTTATAAAAATAAAAACAAATTTCTTTGAAACAGATGATGATAATAAAGATATTTGTTTTTTTATTATTGATTATAGTATTTTTAGGAAAATAGTAGAAATTAATAATGTAGATAAAGCAATTTTATATAATTTATATTGTTATATTAAGAGTTGTATAAAAACTATAGATAAAAATATAGATCAAGTTGTTCAGGGTGGTAATTATCCAGTTGCTTATCCTTCATATCAAGCTATAGCTAAAAATATAGGGATTAATGAAGGTACTATAAAAAAATATTTAGATATTCTAGTAGAAAATAAATTAATTTTATTTGGAAATGCAGGAGTTTATAGTCCAGTTGGGAATAAAAAAGCAGTCTACGAATCAAACAATACTTATATAATCTATAAAAATGAAGAAAGTGTAGATATGCTTAAAGAAGCTATAAAATTCTATAAAAATAGATTAAAAGAAACAGGATATGTGTTTAAGAAAAATTATAAAACTGATAATAGAGTCATTGGTGGGAAAATGACTGCGATAAAAAATAAAATAAAAGCTGGAACAGCAACTAAAAAAGATTATGACAAATTAGAAGAGTTAGAAGCTATATGTAATAAAAAGAATAGAACTGAAATTGATATTATTAAAAATTTATTAGAAAATAAAAAAATAATATCTGAATATTACTATGATATAGCCAATGAAAAAGCTGGAGATAAATATACAAAATAGAAGAAGAACTTCAAGTGATTGATGAAGATAGGGAACTATTAGTTAACTATGATGAATATTACAAAGCAATGTATAGTTACTTTATATCTAAACAAAACATTGATAAAATTGAAGAGAAAGAAAAAATCAAGGTTATAAAAACTTCTGATAAAAAAATTGGATTTGTAGTAAATAGAAGTGCAATGTTAGAAGAAATTGATAAGCTAAAAAAACAATATAAGAATATGTATAAAGAATCATTTACATTAGAAAAAATAGGGTATAGTAATAAAAAACAATTATCAAAATTTACAGATGTAGAGTTATTAAATTTTAGGAATACATTTAGAAATATAGTAGAAGCTAAGAAAGATGAGATAATAGAAAGTTTATGGGGATAAGTGCCTTTTCTACAAGGGATCAAAATAACCTCTTCTAAGAGTGCTTATATAAGTATTATCTTAATTTATATCATTTATATATTTTTTTAGAGTTCTTTTTGATAGAGGGGAGTGATTTAGTCCCTTATATATAATGCTTATTAAGGTTAAAGGGGAGTGATTTAGTCCCCTCTGTAAGGTGCAGTAAGAGATACTAATAGTAATAAGAGTTACTAATTACTTTCTAAACGCGTAAACGCATTTATTGATGAATTTAATTACTATATATATGTTATAATGAAATAGAAAATTTGAAGTATATCATCATCATATGGAAGGATATTTATTATGGAGAAGATAGAAGTTGGTTTAAAAATAAATATGAGAGAATTGGAGGATATTATAGGGAAAAGTGCGATAATTATAGAAAAGGATGCTAATATAAATGTATATACTGATGGTAATTTATATGCTGTTGAAATATTAGAAATATATAATAAATGCATGTTAGCTGAAAATAGAAAATATTGTTGGAATAATGTAATTATAGTTAAAAGAATATAAAGTGAATTAATCATATAGGTCAAGCTAGATCGTTGCGCTACGCTACACTTTACTCTAGCTTTCCCTTTTGAAGTGTTGGAAGGTGATAATATCTTTCATTGCTAATTTTCTTAATTCATTATTAGGCATAAGATTAATTTCTTATGTCTTTTTTTATACAAATAATTAAGAGTACATAAAACAAATATTAAGGTTATGCTTTGTCCTTAAAAGCGTAGGAGGATTTATGATAAATGAACAATTAATAAGTATAAAAAATAGAGTAAGTGCATTAACAAGAGAAGAATACATTTGGGGACTTACAGAATGCAATCAAACAGGAACTATTTCTTGTGCAATATGGGACACAGAATATAATATTATTACTAATTTTAATACAAAAGAAATAGCTGAATTTAATAATTTTGATGAGGTTACGATTGTACAAGAATTAATAATATCATTATATAGAGAAGAAATAAATTGGAGAAAAGAAAGTATTAAATTCTTAAAGCAACAACAACAAAGTAAAATAAAATCTTTAGCAACTTGGTACAAGAGAAATAATAAAGATAAAGTGGAAAGTATTACTAAGGAACTTGTTGAAGCACATAATACAATAGAACAAGAGAAAAAGAAAGTTGCTTACTTTAAGAATTTTATTAATAATTTCTATACAGTTAAAAAACAATTAGAAGATTATGAGTGGTTATTAAGTTAGCTGCTCTTTTTTTATAGTAAAAATTAAAAATAAATATTAAAGTTATGCTTAATCTTGAAAAGCAAAGAGGAGTAAAATATGAAAAATAAAATGATAATTGAAGGAAATGTTAGAGTTGCTGGAGTATATGCAATGTATATACAAGAAAATGGACAAGAGAAAATACTTTATATAGGAAGTGCAATAGAAATAAATGATGCTTTAAGTAGACACTTATATCACTTAAAACGTGGTTTATATGCTAATACAAATAAAGCTATATTGCAAAAGTATTATGATTTAGAAGAATTAAGATTTAAAGTTTTAAGAGAATCTAAATTAGTAGACAAAATATCAGAAATGAGTTTAAAAGATAAAGAAGCAGTCCAAAAGTCTTTAGAAGTATTAGAGCAATTCTATGTTAATTTATACCGAGATACTATTTGCAATAAAATGATGATTGTAAGAAAGCATAGTAGTAACAAAAATAGTACAAGCACTTATAAAAGACGTAGATCAAATCTAGGCAGTAAGAATCCAAACTCAAAGTTTGATGAGGAAATTGTTGCAGGTATATTGTGGCTTAAAGAGAATGGTTATAAAGCAAAAGATATTAAGAAACTTTATGAAGAGTACGATATAAATGATTCTTATATTTGTCGAATTGGTGTCAGTCGCTGGATACATTTAGAACCTAAGAAACCTGATTTTATTTAATTTAAGTGAGGTGTGTAAATATGTTATCAGTAGTGTTAGATGTAGCGTTAATTATTCTTATATTTAGAGAGGTAATAATATATAAAAATAACGATAAGAGAATAGATAAACTAAAAGAAGAAAGTGATAAAATGAATAAAGAGATAAGAAAAGAATTAGAAAAAATAATTGCAGAAGATGGAAAGATAAGAGAAGAAAATGAAAAATTAAGAGAGATTATTAAGAACATAGATTAATTTCTATGTTCTTTTTATTGTGGGGGAATTAAATGAATAGGTATAGAATGTATTTTAAAAATAGAGATGGGCATGTTGTGCTTGATAGCAAAGATACTATAGAAGATATTATTGTTAAAATAGGAAAAAATACAGAATACATAAGAATTGGAGACAGCATTATTAATGTAACAGAAATAGCTATAATAACAGAAGTTTAGGAGGAATGTGTTCAATGGCTATTCTTAAGATGTGTCCTCGATGCAGAAACATGATTGATAGAAATGCTAAGTTATGTGCTAAATGTACAGAGAAAGAACGAGAGAGAAAGAAAAGTTATGATAAGACAAGAGATAAAGATATAGTTAGTTTCTATAATAGTAAAACATGGAAGATAATAAGAGACTTAGTAAAGAGTAGAGATAATAATTTATGTTTGCTTTGCTTAGAGAAAGATAGAATAAGTGTATGTAATGTTATACATCATGTCGTAGAAGTAAGAGAGGAATGGGACAAGAGATTAGATAAAGATAATTGTATTAGCCTGTGTCATGACTGTCATAACAAAGTTCACGCTGCTTATAAAGATAAGGCTATTAAGAAGATAATACAAGAAAAATTATTTAATATAATTAAAAATTGGACTAGGGCTAGGTAAAAATGTTTTGGTAGATTTCTTCTAAACCCCATGCCCAGTTTTCTTCACGCAAATTTCCCAAAATGAATGCTTAAGGGATAAATAATATAGAAAGGTAGGTGATTGCTATAGCTAGACCTAAAAAACCACTTGAGTTACAAACTAAACATTTAACTCAAGAAGAAAGAGCTGAATTAGAATATCGGCAAGAATTAATAAAAACAAATTCAGATCAACTCGAAAAGTCTCCGAAGTGGCTTAGAGATAAAATAGCTAGAAATGAATGGAAAAGGCTAGTTGAACAATTTAGAACAATAAGTGTTATCTCAAATTTAGATTTAAATAACCTTGGTGCTTATTGTAATGCCTATTCTAGTTATATAGAAACAACAAAATTATTGAAAGATGAACCTTTAACAATACAATATACTAACAAGGGTGGTGCTACTAATATTATAGAAAATCCTTTGATAAAAATTCAGATGAAATATAGTGATGAGATGAGGAAATATTCTAGTCTTTTAGGATTGAGTATTGATAGTAGATTAAAATTAGCATCAATCAAGTCAACTGAAACTAAGAAAGAACTTACAGATGAGTTTTGGGATATATAAAATGACTATTTTAGATGAATTAATACAATATGCAAATAATTGCTTAGAAGATAAATTTGTATCTGAATATGAAGATTATATATCTTGTCAAAAGCATAAATGGGCTTGTAAAAGGTTTCTGAATGATCTAGAAAGAATAGAAAATGATGATAATTTTAATTACTATTGGAATGAAGAAGAAGCACAAAAGATAGTGAATTGGTTTAGTTACTTAAGACACAGCAAAGGAACGTTAGCTAATAAACCTATAATTTTAAATGTATGGCAGAAGTTTTGCTTATGTCAAATTTATGGATGGAGACACAAACAAACAGATTATAAAAGATTTAATCAATCCTTTATAGAAGTGGCTAGAAAAAATGCTAAATCTCAAATGGAATCTGGTGTCGTTCTCTATGAAATAGCTACACAATCTACAAAAAATAATGAGCTGTATGAAGCTTATTGTGCGGGAACTAAAAGAGAACAATCAAAAATTATTTTTGATGAATGTATTCTTATGCTTAAAGGCAGTCCATTAAAAAGTAAATTTAAAATTACAAGAGATAGGATTACACATATAAAAACAGGAAGTTATCTTAAAGCATTGTGTAAAGAAGATGGTAAAAAAGGTGATGGAACTAATCCAGCTATACTAGTTCTCGATAGATATATTTGTCGAGTTTAAATCGGGCAATATCGGTGAAAGCTAAGTTATTAAGAATAGATAATATGCCAACACCGAGATAACTTATATATTTAAAAGTATATAAACATCGTAGAGCATAGAGGATGAAACTAATTTATAGAATATAATTCCTCCAAGAGTGTCCGACACCTCATAATTAAATAAATTGTGTGATGAAGATGTATGCCGAACTAGGTATGAATAGACATACCGTAATGCGAGGAAACTCCTAGAACATAAGGATAAAAAGCCTTATAGGGTAACAAAATGGAATATCACCAGCATGAAACAACAGAATTTTATGATTTAGGTTATGGAGCTAATACAAAAGAATCATTGTTGATGATAATAACTACGGCTGGAGTTGATTTAACATTTCCTTGTTATACTCAAGAATATGAATTTTGTACAAATATATTAAATCATAGTATAGATGTAGATAATGATAATTATTTCGTTGATATACTTGAGATAGATAAGAAAGAAGAAGTAACTAATATAAGAAGTTGGAAAAAGGCTAATCCAATTAGAATGACTTATGCTGAAGGTGTTGATAAGATACAAAAGGCATATAAAGTAGCAATGCAAATACCAGAAAAAATGCCCGGGTTTCTAACTAAGTGCTTAAATTTATGGGTACAAGCTAAAGAAAATGGATATATGGACATAGAGAAATGGAAAAAATGTGAGGTTAAAGAGCTACCCATAAACACAGAAGGTATGTCAGTTTGGGTGGGGTTTGATATGTCTACAAAGATAGATTTGACTTCTGTTGCTTTTATAATACCTTATTTAGACAAAGGAATAAAAAAATATATTATTTCTACACATAGTTTCATTCCTAACAGAGAACGTTTACAAGAAAGAACACTTAAAGATAAAGTATCATATGAAGCATGGGAAATGAATGGATATTTATCTGTTACTGATACACAAATTATAAATCAAAAGCTGGTTTGGGAGTATGCTAAAAAGGTTTGTGATGAAAACAAATGGTCTATAGCAGGTTTATGTTTTGATGAAAATAATGCTTCACAGATGATGTTAGATTTAGAAGCTGAGGGATATAGAGTATATAGTGTTCCTCAGTCTCATAGGTCTTTAAGTGAAGCGACTTGTAGTTTTAGAGAACAAGTGTATGAAGGAAATATAGTTTACACTAAAAATCCTTTGCTAAATTTTGCTATGAGTAATGCTGTTGTAACAACCAGCAATCAGAAGGTGAAAGTAGATAAAGATGCTACAAAATTTAAGATAGATCCTGTAGATGCTATTTTAGTATCTTTTAAATTTGCAATGTATTACGAAGTTGAAAGTAATTTTGATGTAGATGAATGGCTCAATGAAGATTGGTAATTGCGGAGGGAGGTGAAATATTGGGGATAAAAGATTTATTTAACAATAAAACAGAAGAAAAAAAGGTTGTTGAAGAGAAGACCACAGTTGATTTAAATGAATTAGTAAATAGAGTTAGAAGTGTTGGAGATATAGGTAGTAGTAAATTAAATAGTGCTACTTATTATAGCTGCATGAATATTAGATGTAATGCTGTTGCTAAATTACCTTTGAAATTATACAGAGAAAAAGAACAAGGGAGTGAAAAAGCTACTAATCATTATCTTTACAGTTTACTTAAAAGTAGACCAAACAAATTTATGACAACTCATGATTTTCTTTTTTTAACTGAATTTTACAGACTTGATAGGGGTAATGCCTTTTGGTATATAAGTACTAAAAATGGGAAAGTGGATGGATTATATATATTAAATCCTGACTTGATAACAGTATTCATTGATGATGTTGGAATAGTTGGAGATAAAATGAATGTCTACTATATTTATAGAAATAGTAGTGAAGAAATTATATATGATGCGGATGAAATATGTCATTTCAAAAATTTTGCAGTTAAAAATAATGGATTAGAAGGTACTTCTATAAAAAAATATCTATATGACACAATTGAAAGAGAACAAAGAGCCGCAAAGGTTATAAGCGAAAAATATAAAACAGGGCTGATAAATCCGCTGATTGTAGAATATGCAGGTGATCTAAATGAGGCTAAACAACAAAGCATAATAGCTAAATTTGCAAAAATGGGTGGTGCAAAAAATGCTGGTAAGGTAGTGCCAATTCCAACCGATTTTAGGGTTAATCAGTTGGAAACTAAATTAAGTGACAACCAATTCTTTGAAATGCAAGGGTTAACTACAAGACAAATAGCCAATGCGTTTGGGATTAAAGGTTTCCAACTGAACGATATGGAAAAATCTACTTATAACAATATAGAACAACAAAATAGAGCATTTTATTCTGATACTCTGCAAAATGTTTTAACTATCTATGAACAGGAAATGGACTATAAAATAATATCTAAAAAAGAACAAAATGAATTATTTTGGAAATTTAATGTAGATAGTGTTGTCAGATCAGATTTAGCGACACGTTACGAAGCTTATACAAAAGCAATTGCAAGTGGGTACATGACTATTGCAGAAGTTAGAGACAAAGAAGATTTACCTTTTATTGAAGGAACAGATAAATTAATAATTGGAAATGGTGCTAGTATTCCGTTAAGTGATCTAGGAAAACAATATTCAGGAGGAGGTGAAAAATAATGAATAAAACAATAAAAATGAATTTACCAAGGATTAAAAATTTGACTGACAAGGTTGAGTTAAGATTTGATGGTGAAATAGTGAGTTCAGAATGGGACAAGTGGGAAAATGTAGATACTTGCCCTCAGGATGTTTTAGATATCTTAAAATCTGTCGATGAAAATTCTAATTTAGACATTTTTATAAACTCAGGTGGCGGTAGTGTATTTGCTGGTATAGCTATTTATAACATTTTAAAGAGACATAAGGGACAAAAGACTGTATATATCGATGGATTAGCTGGGAGTATAGCAAGTGTTATAGCTATGGCTGGGGATAAAATTATAATGCCTGCAAATTCTTATTTGATGATCCACAAACCTCTTTGTTGCTGTGCAGGTAATGCTAATGACATGAGAAAAACAGCTGATACACTTGATAGTATAGAAGAAGGAATTCTTAACACTTATGTTACAAAACTAAAAGATGACATTGAATTAGAGACTATAAAAAATATGGTCAACGAAGAAACTTGGCTGACTGGAGCAGAAGCAAGTAAATACTTTAATGTAGAAGTAATTGCAGAAAATAAGGCAGTTGCTAGAATTGATAAGGATTATGGATATAAGAATATGCCAAAAAATCTATTAGAAGTTGAAAATGAACTTGGGGAAATAGAAAATGAAAAATTAAAGTTATCAATTGAATTAGAGTTAATCTAGTTCTTTTTTTATGCAAAAAATTAATGAAAATATGAAAGTGAGGATTATAAAACATGAAAAAAATTGATGAAATGAAACAAAATTTAGAAGGATTAAAAAATGAGGTGCAAAATTTCTTAAATAAAAATAAAATTGCAGATGCTAAAGCAAAGATGGAAGAAGTTAAGAATATGAAAGAAGCAATAGCAATACAAGAAGAATTAGACAAAGAAGAAATGGAAAGGGTACAAAATATGATAAAAGAAGAAGGGAAGAAAATTGAAGGTAAAGAAGTTAGAAATAAAACAAAAGCTTTTATAAATACAATAAAATCTGAGGTTGTAAAAGGTTTTAAGATGTCTAAAGAAGATATAGATATAGTTAATGCAACTACCATGACAGAAGGCGTTGATAAAGATGGGGGATTAACAGTACCTAGGGATGTAAGAACAGAAATAAAAGAATTAAGAAAAGCTGATGATTCTTTAGAATTATTAGTGCATACAGAAAAAACTACAACTCTTTCTGGTTCTAGAATTATAGAAGTTAATGCAGATCACACGCCTTTCGATAATGTCGAAGAAGCAGAACAATTCCCAGAAATTTCAACTCCTGAATTTAGAGATGTAGAATATAAAGTAAAGAAAAAAGGTGGGATTTTAAATGTAACAAGAGAATTATTAGAAGATAGTGATGAAAATATATTAGCATATTTGAAAAATTGGATAGCAAAAAAATCTAAAGCAACAAGAAATGCTTTAGTGGTTGCTAAATTAAAAGAAGTTTGGGGTAAAAATCCAGTTCAAATAGCGAATTTTGATGATTTAAAAGATATATTAAATGTACAATTAGACACTGCCTATGAAGCAACTTCTATTGTTTTATTAAATCAGGATGCTTTTAACTATTTAGATAAATTAAAAGATGGGGACGGTAAATATATATTACAACCAGATCCAACTAACGCTACTAAAAAATTATTGTTTGGATTATATCCTGTTAAAAAAGTTTCTAATAAAACTATGCCAACTGTTGAAGGCAAAGCTCCTGTTTATATTGGTGACCTAAAAGAAGCTATAACAATTTTTGATAGAGAATCTTTATCTATAGATTTTAATGATAGATCTGATTCAACATGGAAAAATGATAAAGTAGCTATGAAAGTAAGGGAAAGATTAGATATACAAGAAGTTGTAGAAGAAGCAATGATAGGATGCGAAATAACAATAGGACAAGCATTAAAAACTAAAAAATAATTAAAGAGGGATTAATTTCCCTCTATTTTTGGGAGGGATATAATAATGGAACTTAATATAGTTAAAAATTATTTAAGAATCGATTTTGAAGAGCATGATAAATTATTAGAGTTACTAATATCTGTTGCAAAAGAATATATAGAAGATGCTATAGGCAAATATGATAACACTAGAAAAAACAAATTATTTTATTATGTACTCTTGTTAGCGATATGTATGCAAATAACTATTTTTCTATAGATAAGAATATGCAAAAAAATAAAATAGTTTCTTCTATTATATTGCAAGAACAGCTGAGGTATGAAGATGAATTATAATCTTAACAATAAAATTGAAGTTTGGGATAAAGTAGAAGTTGAAAATGAACTTGGGGAAATAGAGCATAAATTTGCTAAGATAAAAAATATTTGGAGTTATGTAGTACCAACTGGTGGTACAAAAAAAGATAATTCTGCTGAGATAAAAATTAAAGTTATTATTAGAAAGTTAAGTCTTAAAGAGATAAATAATTCTATGTACTTTATTTATAACAAACAGAGATTTAATATAGATTATCATCTTCCTCGGTTTGATAACAATGATTTTATTGAAGTTTATTGTACGCTGGTGGTGGAATAATGGAAGTAGACTTTAATTTAAGAGAACTAACTAACTTTGAAAATAAATTACTTGACTTAGCTAATAAGAAAATGCCTAATGAATGTAAAAAATTTATGAGACAAGAAGGAAGTAAACTAAATAAGAAAGCAAAAGCAAAAGCTAAAAGTAAAGTTAAGAAAAAAACAGGGAATTATCACAAATCTATAAAAAGAGGAAAAGTCTATAAATATACTGGTAACGGGGGATGGGCTATAAGAAGTTATTCAGCATCACCACATTCACATTTGATTGAAAAGGGACACAGAATAGTTGTAAACGGAGAAGAAAAAGGATTTGTAGAAGGAAAACATATCTTCGAAGATACAGAAAAAGAATTTCAAAGTGAATTCTATAAAGATACTCAAAAATTTATTGATGAAACACTTGAAAAGGGGCTGAATTAATGATTATAGAAATTTATAAGTCTGTAATTTTAAAACTAAAAAAAATTATAAAAAATAGTGGGTTTAACGGACTAAAAATAATCGATGAAGAAGTCGAAGGCACTATAATAAGACCTTCAATCAAACTAACTTTAGATGATGTTAATAGTGAAAACTTAACATCTGAGTATAATAATAATAATTTGAAGTTTAGACTTTATTTCTTTGCAAAAGACAGGAATAAGTATAAATTAGATAATTTAAAAATGTCTGAGATTTTAGTAAAAGAATTAACTTTTATTGAAGTTAACGATATTGTGATTGATATTGAGGAACTACAGATTGAAACAGTTGATACTGTTTTAGTTTGTAGTTTTTCTATTAATTATTATGAAATTAATAACAAGAAAAATTATGATTCTGATAATGAAGAATTTATGGAAAATTTAATTTACGAGGAGGAAATTTAATGTTATCATTGCCAATTATTGATATTAAATTTAAGCAATTAGCAAATACTTTAGTAAAAAGAAGCGAAAGAGCTATAGCTTGTTTAATAATAAACGATGAAAAACAAACAGAAAAATTAATTAAATATAAAAGCTTAAAGGAATTAGATAAAGATAAATCTAAATACACTGATGAAAACTTACAAGACATAAAAGATTGTATGGAATATGGAGTTGCTGAAATGTATGTGGTTAATGCTGATACGGTTGAAGCAGGACTGGATTTAATTGAAGAAAATATAAAAACTTGTTGGATAGCATCTAATGTTGATAACAGTTCAAGCGAAATTATTAATTTTATAAAAGAGCATGAAGTAAAAGGGAAAAGTTATAAAGCTGTAGTTTACAAAGGTCAAAATATTGACAATAAACATGTGGTTAATTTTGTAAATGAAAAGGTAATCTTTAATGATAAAAGGGGAGAGACTACTGGAGACAAGTATATTCCTAGTTTATTAGGACTTTTAGCTAGTAGTAATGTTGAAAGAGGGGTTACTTATAGAACTTGTAACAAGCTTATTAGATGTACCGAAATAGCTGATGTAGATGCAGAACTTAAAAAAGGTAGTTTTGTACTAATTAATGATGATAATAAAGTAAAAGTGGGGCTTGGAATTAATACATTGGTTACGTTTAATGAAAGTAATTCTGAAGACATGAGACATATAGATATAGTTGAAGCAATGGATCTTATACGAGATGATATAACAAATATCTTCAAGGAAGAGTATATAGGGAAAGTAAAAAATAAATTAGATAATCAAATTTTATTTATTTCTAGCATAAATACTTACTTGGATGTTTTAGCAAAACAAGATATTTTAGATTCTGATTATAAAAATTATGCTGATATTAATGTAACTGCACAAAGACAAGCTTGGTTAGGGGTTAAGCCTGAGTCAGAAAGTTGGAGTGATGAAGAAGTAAAAGTTAAAACTTTTAAAAGAAACGTATATCTACTAGGTGATATAAAAATATTAGGTGCTATGGAAAACTTAATGTTTGACATAACTATGTTTTAGGAGGTAAAAGAATATGGCATTTAATCCAAACAGGATTTTAAAAGGTAATAATGGTTACGTATGGTTAAATGGAGAACTACTAGCAGAAATAAAGAGCATTGAAGCTAAGATAACAGGCAACTTTGAAGAAGCGAATGTATGTGGAGATAATGCAACACATCATAGTTATACAGGCTGGACAGGTGAAGGAACTACTGTTTTACAAAAAGTAGATAGTAAAGTCCTTAAGTTGGTAGCAGATTCTTATAAAACAGGTATTTTCCCTGAGTTATCTGTAATAACTAAGTTAACAGATGTAGTAACTAAGAAATCTGAAAGAACTGCTATTAAAAATATGATTATAACTGAAGCTATGCTCGCTAAATTTGAAGCGAAAGCATTAGTAGAAGAAGAAATACCATTCAAATTTAGCGATTACGAAATTTTAGAAACAATTTAGAGGAGTGAATTATTATGAGTAATGATGCAATAAAAAGATTAACATTTAAAGATATTATAGCTAAAAAGGCTTTATTAGAAAAAAATAAAAAAGAATATAGAGATATTTATTGTCCAAATTTAGAAGGAAATTTATTATTCAAACTTCCAAGCGATGAAGAAATATTAGACTTGATGGAAGACATAGATGAAAAAGATACGAGACAAGTTTATGAGAAAGCTAAAAAGCTTATATACACTCATTGTGAAGCTTTAAAATCTAAAGAATTACACGAAGCTTTTGAAATAGTAGATCCTTTTGATATTGTTTCAAAAGTATTTTCTATGGGACAAGTATTGAAGGTTTTTGATAAACTTACAGAGCATTTAGATCTAGACGAATTCAGTGAACAAATAAAAAACTAATAGAGAATGATGCAGATTTTAATATGTATGCTTTTTATGTTGCTCGAGGCTGGAAATTACATGAATTAGCTAATCTTGATATAAGAGAAAAGCTTTTTTTGTATCATTCTCAAAATAATTTTTATAAAGAAGAAGCTGAAAAATATAAAGCACTATTTGGAAGTAAGTAGTGCTTTTTAAATTTTAACAGAGGGAGGTGAAATGATGGGAAGAGCTATTAATGCAATATTAAATCTTAAAGATAAATTTTCATCAGCATTGCAAAGAACTACTGGGAATACAAAAAAGTTTGAAAGACAAGTAAAAAAAACACAAAATAGAATTAATAAAATGGCTAAAAGTACAGTTAGTGCTTTTGGAAATATTGTAAAGGCTAGTGCAACAATGGCTGGAGCAGCAGGTGTAGCATTAGCTGGAATAGGAATTAATTATGCTTCTGATTTAGAGGAAGTTCAAAACGTTGTAGATACTACTTTTGGTAATATGTCAAAAAAAGTTGATGAATGGAGTAAGGGAGCATTAGAAAAGTTCGGGCTAAATGAATTAAGTGCAAAAAGATATAGTTCTACTTTAGGAGCATTAATGAAATCGAGTGGAGTTAGTTCAGATAAGCTTGTAGAGATGTCAACAAACCTAACAGGTCTTGCTGGGGATATGGCTTCATTCTATAATTTAGAGCCTGATGTAGCTTTTGATAAACTTAGAGCCGCAATAAGTGGAGAAACTGAACCTATGAAGGCTTTAGGAGTTAATATGTCTGTTACAAACATGGAAGCATTTGCATTAACTAAAGGTATAAAGAAACAATGGAAAGCTATGAGTCAAGGGGAACAGACTACATTAAGATATCAGTATTTAATGGAAAAGACAGCTGATGCACAAGGAGATTTTAATAAGACAAGTGATTCGTTTGCTAACCAAACAAAGTTAATGAAAGAAAATATTCTACAATTAGCAGGTAGTTTAAGCAAAGGTCTACTACCATTTCTAGCAAAGATGGCTAAAAAACTAAATGACTTCATTAAGGGAATTAATGTAGATACTGTAGTTAAGAATATTCAAAGTGGGTTTGAAAAAGCTAAAAATTTCATCAGTGGTTTTATACAGGTACTTAAAAAGCTATTGCCTATTATTTTAGGAGTTATTGGAGGATTAGCAGCATTTGTAATGTCAGTATGGTACTAGCTTTAAAGAAAGCTTTTAATGCAGCAAGTACAGCAACTGGATTATTAGCAAAAGCAAATGCACTACTGAATGTTACATTTTTAACTAATCCTATATTCTGGATTGCAGTTGCAATAGGAGCATTAATTGCAATAGTTATAATTGCATATCAAAAATGCGAATGGTTTAGAAATATAGTTAATGGACTTTGGGAGAAATTTAAAGAATTTGCATCAGGTTTATTAGCAAATATGATTCCAGTCCTTCAAAATTTATATTCATGGTTTAACGATAAAATAGTACCTGTTATTCAAAAAGTAGGAGAAATACTTAATTGGTTATGGCTTAATGTACTAGCTCCACTTGGCTTTTTTATAGGTCAAGTGTTTCAGATGGCGTTTGTTACGGCTTTTACTTTCATAGGAACTACTATACAAAATATAGCTGTTACTATAGGAGCTGTAATTGATGGGCTAATGAGTATTTTCAATGGAATTTTGGAGTTTATAATTGGAGTTTTTACTGGGAATTGGGAACAGGCTTGGAATGGAGTTAAAGAAATTTTCTTTGGAATTTGGACTTCATTAGGAGGAATAGTCACAGGAATTCTTAATGGTATGATTGATGGTATAAATGCTGTTATCAAAGGAATTAATTCTATGCTCTCTTTTAAAGTGCCTGATTGGATTCCTGTGATTGGAGGAAAGGGAGTAAATGTTAATATTCCGACTATTCCTAGGTTTGCAAATGGTACAAGCTATTTCTCAGGTGGTCTTGCACAGATTAATGAAAGAGGTGGAGAAATAGTTGACTTGCCTAACGGAAGCCGAGTTATTCCAGCTGATAAAAGTAAAAAAATGCTTGAAAATTCAAGAGGAGCTATAAAGGTAGATGTTAATATAGCAGGCAACGTCATTGGAAATAAAGAATTTATGGAGGCAACAGGAGCATATGTAGCAGAAAAAATTAAAGTTGCTTTGTTAAATAGTTAGGAGGGATGTAGATGGCAGATATATTTTTGAGTAGTTTGGATAGATCGGAAGTTTACAGACTTCCTATCATTCCAACAGATTTACCTGATTTAGAAAGGGCAATTAATAGCGAAGAGTTTGAAACTAATGGAGCTGGTATCTATAGTTTTCAAACTACAATATCATTGTTAACCTTTACAATAGAAAGTTTTTTACCAGCTTATAGTGATAAGTATAGTTGGAGCAAAGGACAAATTAATCCAGCAAGTATTTTAAATTTAATTAATACTAGTATGGCTTATAAAAAGCCTATTCGAGTTGTCATGGACAGAAATGAAAATAAAGATATGAGTAAAACTGTAATTAATATAGCTTGTACTATAGAAAGTTTTAGTTATAGGATAGCTAAAAATCAGGACATATATTATAGTTTAAGCCTAAAGGAATGGAGGGAAGTATAATGTTAAGTTTATATTATAACAATACTGATATACTTCCTAAAAGTAATAATCTAGCTTGGAGTAGTGATGGTGATAACTTCGGAATAGAACTAAGCTTTGATAGTCTTTATGACTTAGAAGAAGGGGAAAGCATTACCCTTTGGGATGATAATATAAGATTTTTTGAAGGGATAATAGTAAAAAAATCTTATATTAACTTTTCTAATAGCTATAGTTGTTTAGATTATTCTTTCTATGGGAATAACGAAACCTTAATACAGTTTAATAAAACTGCTGCTAGTAATGCACTTAAAGAGTTATGGAACAACTTTGGAGTTTACATTGAAAGTATAAATATTCCTACACTTATAGATCAATTATTTAAGGATAAATCTTTAAATGATATTACTAAAGAAATTTTAGAGTTAGCAGAAACAGATCAAGGTAAAAAATATTTTTCAGAATTTCAAGGTGCAACTTTAAAAATATTAGAAGCTTATACTGAAACTATTAATCCTAAATTGTTAATTTCTAAAGAAATAAGCTATGATACTGATTTAAGTGAATTAAGAAATAAAATAATAGTAGTTAACGATGGCGAAGAAAGCAATACTATACATGCTGTTGAAAGTGATAATAATAGTATTAATAAATATGGATTATTACAGGAATACTTAACTGTAAGTGAAGAAGAACAAGCAAAGGCTATTAATATGGCTAGAAATACTTTAGCTGAAAAGAATAGGATTAAAAAGAACTTTTCCTTTAACTGTATAGCTTTAAATGGTGGATGTAGCATAAAAGCTAATAGATTAATTGACTTAGGTAAAGAATTTTCAAAGTATGGCATTACAGGAAAACAAAAAATTAAAAGTGCTAGTCACAGCTATAACAATAAAATTCACAAAGTTGATATTACATTGGAGGTATAGGAATGGCATGGCAACATGAATTAGCAAGAGAATTTAAAAAGAGAAACAATAACAGCAAATTAGGTGCATTGGTTGGGAAAATTATTTCCACTAATCCAATTAAGATTAGCTTACTTAATGGACAAGTTATAGCACAAAATAATATTTATATCTGCAATAGTGTATTGCTTGATGATATTACTTTAGATGTTGATTATAATTTAGATAATATAGCAGAACATGGAACAGTAAACACAAGTGGTAATCTAACTATTAAAAATGAATACTTAAAAAATACTGATTTAGTTCTAGTTATCTGTAGTGAAGATAATGGAACTTTTTTTGTTATAGACAAAGTTAGGAAGGTGAGTTAATGTTACCTAAGCTTAATGTAGACTTATTAGAATTACAAGATAATATTAATAAGCCTAGCGAAAATAAACCTAAGAAAACTTTTAAATTTAATTTCGATGAAGGCGAATTTATTTTTTCTGATGGCAAGATTGATGTAGCTGAAGGTATTGACTCCATACAGATATGGATAGATAAACTATTGAGAACAGAAAAGTTTAAATATTCTATCTATGAGAAGTATGGCATAAGGTTAGAGGATTTATTGTTTAATTCAGATTTCCCTAAAAGTTTTATTGAAAGTGAATTGCAAAGAGAAATTACAGAGGCTTTACTAACCAATGAAAATATAGAAAGTATAGATAGTTTTACTATTGAAAGACAACATAGAACTTATTTAATAAGTTTTAATGTGAAAATTAGAAATGGTAATTTCTTTATTCAGGAGGTGGTATTGTGACGAAAATATTAGAAGAAATGTTATCTAAAGTTCCAGATGATTTTGATAAATCAGAAGGTTCTTTTTTTTATGATTTATTAAAACCAGTTGCTGATGTTTTAGAAGATAGTAGAAGTATTACGGAAAGTATTAAAAATAAAGCTTTTGTGGATACTTCAACAGGTGAATTTCTTGATAGAAAAGCTAATGAAATAGGGCTTGAAAGAAGAAGAGCAAGTAAATCAAAAGGATTAGTTAAAATAACTGGAGAAGCTGGGGCAGAAATACGAATAGGTATGCAAGTTGCATCAGATAATTTATTTTTTAGAATTTCAGAAGATAGAATTATACCAGCAAATAAAACTATTGAAGTTACTGCTGAATGTGAAATTGAAGGCAGTATAGGAAATGTTGTTATAGGTGCTATCAAAAGTTTTCCTCAAACTATACAAGGGTTAACATCAGTTACTAATTTAAGTACTTTTACAGGTGGATATGATGAAGAAACTGATGATAGTTTAAGAGAAAGGTATTATGCTAAAGTTAGAAGGCCTTCGACAAGTGGCAATGTTCAAGATTATATAAATTGGGCAAATGAAGTTGATGGCGTAGGAGGAGTTAAAGTTATCCCTTTAGCTAATGGCAATGGAACAGTTGAAGTTGTAATAATTAATTCTAATAGCCTTCCTGCTGATAAAAATCTTATAAATAATGTTAAGGAGAATATAGATGGGAAAAGACCAATAGGAGCAACTGTGAGCGTTTCTAGTGCTACAGTTAAAGATATTATTATTAGTGTAGATTTAATTGTTGATATTAAAAATTATGATGTTGAAATAGTAAAAGAGGAAGTTAGAAAAGCTATTGATGCATATATAAAAGCACAAGCATTTAAATCTGATTATATATCTTATGCTAGACTTGGTTCTGTTATTTTTAATGTACTAGGAGTTGCTGATTATAGAAATTTAACTTTAAACAATTCTACTGAAAATGTAAGCATTTCTAATACTGAAATAGCAGTTTTTAGGGAGGTTACATATGTATAGTAATCTCCCTAAATACTATAAAAATTCTAAAACAGTTAAAACTCTTGGAAGTATAAATAAAGAAAAACTTCATGATCTTAATAATTTTATATTAACTTCATTAGATAATTTATTTATAGAACATTCTCAGGAACTTGGAAGATATGAAACTATATTTGGTCTTCCTATTAATCCGACTATAGCAATAACTGAAAGAATAGCAAGAATAAAAGCTAAACTACAAGGAACAGGGACAACTTCTATTGATGTAATAAAAAATATTTGTTTAGGATTTACAGATGGAAGAGTTGAAGTTGTAGAGAATAATGAGAATTATGAATTTATAGTTACTTTTTTTAGTGGTAGTATAAATGACAGTAAGGAACTAATAAAGCAAATTGATGAGATTAAACCAGCACATCTGAACTATCAATTAATAGCTTCTATAGCAAATTTTATAAGAGTTTATTCTACTAAAAAAGCATTTAAACAAGAGTTTTATTGCTGCAATGAAGTAGAAACAAGTGTAGAACAGTTTACAACGAAAGAGGTGGTAATAGATGTTAGCTAGTTATATTAAAGAAGAAATAATGCAGCTAATACTTAATAAATGTGTTAAATGTCAATTTGAGCTAAATGGAGTTTTGCAAGAAGTTGAACTTTTAAAAAAAGAAAATACAGGTGAGGGGTTATCTGTATATGTTACTTTTGGCAATAGAGTAGGTCTAATCAACAATATAAAAATAGTTGATGCTAATAATAATCCTATATTAACAGATAGTAGAGAATTTAATAAGACAAGCAAAGAAGTACTGACTATACTTCTTAGAATAGACCGTATGGAGGTGGTTTAATGTCATATGTGAAGACAAAGTGGAAAGATAAAATAGTTAATGAAGTTGGAGAAATTATTCAAGAAGGTACTCCATTGAGTGCTGAAAATTTAAATAATATTGAAGCTGGTATAGAAGAAAATACTGAACAATTGTTAGATATTAAGCAGGAAACAGAAGTAAAGGAGAATCAAATAGTTGAGGCTATTAAAAATCCTAGTTTAGAAGGTTGTGGATTGAAGTATTTAGTTAGAGAAGATGCGGAGATATGTATTTCAGGAACTGCCGAGAGGGATAGCTCATACTATTTTCAAGAAACAACTGTAACATGTCCTGCTAATAAATTAATGTATATAATATCTATTAGAATAATATATGGTAGGCCTTATTCGGGCTCTAATTCAGGTAGAGTTGGAAATTTTGAGTGCACATACTTTAAAACACCAAAATTCTCTATTCAACAATTTTACTCTAATTTAATTTTTGCAGAAAATCTTTTTATGGGTTGCGGGGTTGATCCTTATGATTACTCAAATGGAGTTGATGTAAATAAAACTATTTTAATACCTAAACCAATTGAAAAATTCACTATATCAGGAGCAGAAGTGTCGTACGTATTATTAGATAAAGATAAGGGAGGGATAGATTACAATGATTTTAATTAAAAGTGAAATTTTAAATGGTATAGTTTATAACACATACGACAATGGAATAGTTGAAAGCTATGAATATATAGAGCCTAGCGAAGAACCGCCAATAGAAGAAGTTATTCCGCCAGATATTCCTCCTACAATTAGCGATGATGATTTAAAATATTTAGAATATAAATTAAAAGAGCAAGATAAAAAAATATTTAATTTAGAAAATGAAAATGCAGATTTACTTTTAGATGCTGCAATAAAAGATATTGAAATAGAAAGTCTTAAAAATGATATTGGAGACTTAATGTTAGAAGTTGCATTAATGGGAGGAATGAGGTAATGGATTGGTATAAAAAGATAAAAAAATATTATGAAGATGGTATTTATGAAGTAGAGCAAGTGAAAATATTTGTACAAGCAAAGAAAATAACAGAAGAAGAATTTAAACTGATAACTGGACAAGACTATATAGTTGAAGAATAGAAACATATTGTTCAGCAATATATTGAGAGATTTAGATTAATTCTAAGTCTCTTTTTTTATAAAAATGACAGTTTAGAAATGACCTTAAGAAAATTATTTTAAAGAGGTGAAAGAAGATGGAACAAATAATAACAAATTTAGGCTTTCCCATAGCTTGTGTGATGGGATGTGCTTATTTTATATATACAACTAACCAGCAACAAAGAGAGGATAATAATAAAAGAGAAGAAAAACTATTTGCACAACTAGATAGATTTGGAGAGAGTTTAGATAGTTTCAATACTACTTTAATTAAGATAGATACTAGATTAGAAGCAGTAGAGAAAAAAGTTTCAGGGGAGGAGAAGTAAATATGATATATGGTATTAATGATGGACATTGTTTAACTGGAAAAGGAACAGGAGCAGTTGGATATAAAAATGAAACTGATATGAATAGATTAGTTGGTAAAAGATTAAGAACTATGTTAAAAGAATCAGGTCATAGTGCTATAGATTGTACAGTAGATAAATCAAATAATGATTTAGCTGATATAGTAACATTAGCAAATAAACAATATTTAGATTTATTTATATCTTTACATTTAAATTGTTTCTCAGATAAAAATGCAAATGGTGTAGAAACTTTTTCTTATGCTAAAAGTGGAAAAGGACATGAATATGCTGTTAAAATTCAAAATGAATTGGTAAGCTCTATAGGGTGGAAAAATAGAGGAAAAAAAGAAGCTAATTTCTATGTCCTTAGAAACACAAATGCTAGTGCTGTATTAATAGAACTTGGATTCTGTTCAAATAAAGAGGATATGGACAAGTGGGATACTGAAAAAATCTGCAGGGCGATATTTAAAGCTATTACAGGAGCTAATTATATTCCAAAACAACAAACTAATTCTACTACAACATCTAATGTTTACAGAGTTTTTGTAGATGGAAAACAACGAGGAACAGCTTATGCGAATCATAAAAATATTTTAGGAATGGTAGAAACAGCTCTTAAAAATAATGCAACTATTATAGAAGTTAAGAAAAAATAA